CGTAAAACATATCCGCCTCCGTGTTATTATAATATACTAAGTGGTTAAACGGTCTATAGAAAAAGACTTTTGTTTACCTATATTTTCCATCTCAGTTCTTTACTTATTCTATTTCTTATTATACACTAACAGTAGAACAAGTCAACTATTATCTAAAACGAAAGGGGTGTTAACATGAGCAAGGCACTTGAGCAACTAGCATTAGAGGAAAAAAGGGAGTACTACCGTAAATGGCGAGCAGAAAACAAGGACAAAATTAAGAAGTATCAAGAAACATATTGGAAGAGAAAGGCAGAACAAAAACTGAAAGAACAGGAGGAAGGTAAATGACGGATCGGAATAGACAATGGCCACTGCTGCAGACCCTTGACGGTACATATAAACGAGCAGTAGAGGAAAACCTAGGGATTTCAAAAAATGCTTTACGGGACTTGGTACTTTCAGGCACTATACCCTCAATCTGTATCGGAGAGTCAAAACGCACAAGGCTAATTAACTTTGAAATTCTGCGATCTTTCCTATATTCCGGGGAGGTTCATGTGCCACAAGCTCCGGAGCCGGGACAGATCCGCAAAATTAACGTATAGATCAGGGAGGCGGGAAATGACCAGCAATGAAATTCAATTATTAGCCAATAGCCTTGACTCCCTGAATAGCAGACTTGAGATCCTGACTATCTACGGTGAAATCATAGCCGGTAGCGTCCAGAGGATTGAGGCTCTTCTAGGAAGTGGCAATCAGGAAGAGGCCGTACCAGACAGGCAGCCTCCGGGGGTGGGGTGAGTGTATGGCAAGGCCTCTAAAGCGGGGGTTAGATTATTTCCCTTTAGATTGTAATATGGATGATCAGATTGAACTATTTGAGGCCGAATGCGGTCTTGAGGGTTTCGCTATACTGATTAAGCTATGGCAAAAAATATACTCCAATGGCTATTATACGGAATGGGGAGAAGATAACCAGCTTTTATTCAGTAGGCGCATAAATTGTGACTCTTCGAAGGTTATAGGAGTTGTTAACATTTGCCTCAAGCGTGGGATATTCGATGCGGATCTTAATCGTCAATACAATATCCTAACTTCTGCCGGAATTCAGAAACGATACCTAGCAGCTTGCACTTCAAGTAAACGTAAAACAATTGAATTCATAAGCGAATACTGCTTACTTGATCCAGAGAAAATGCGAGATGTGGAATTTATTCAGTTAACTCCGGAGGAAACCCCCATTAACTCAGAGGAAACGGCAGATAACTCACGGAGAAAGTACACAAAGGAAAGGAAAGGAAAGGAAAGTAATAATGAGCATCCTCCGGATGGCTCAACGAGCATTGATGATTTCTTTGAACAGGTATGGAAGCTATACCCTCTCAAGAGAGGTAAAGCAAAAGTTGGTACAGCCCAAAAGAAAAAACTTTACCAAGTTGGCCTGGATGAACTTACGAAAGCCATCGAACGGTACCGAGCAGATCTAAAGCTTAACGACTGGCGCAAGCCACAGCATGGCAGTACTTTTTTCAACGGGGGATATCTTGACTTTCTAACCGAAGATCAAGAAGAGAGCGTACCAAAGCCCGAGCCACGGGAAATTAAACGAAGGATGTTTGAGTTATGAGCATAAGCACAATTCAGGAGATAAAGGACAAGGTAGGACCTGCGGCACAGGAAATCATAGCCAGCCAACTCCATCTTGAGAAAATTGGTGGCAAGTACCGCTGTCCTGATAAGATGGCTCACCGGCACGGAGACCGCACGCCTAGCATGGCCTGGGATAACAACCTGCTACAGTTTAAGTGTTTCGGATGCGGGAAGCTAATTGATATCTATTCCTTGTATCGGGAGCATCTTAATTACACCCATGCGGAGATTGTACGGGAGATTTTAGGAAATGACCAGATCAAAGACAGTAGCATGGTAAAAAACCGAGCCAAGCTTGAGGATGGGGAGAAAAAGCTTTTACCTTTAGATGATCACCAGCTGGAATACTTGAAAAAGCGAAAGCTTGAAGAATCTACGATACATAAGTTCCGGCTGCAGAGCTATAACGGCATGATCGCAATTCCTTATTATCAAAACGGCGTTCTAATAGGCTGTAAGACCAGAAGGCCGGAAAAGCATACGGAGGGGCCGAAATATCTTTCTATACCAGGATCCAAGCCGGGGCTATTCAATATAGACAACGTGGAGCCGGACAAGCCTCTTATTATCTGCGAGGGGGAATTTGACTGCATGGTAATATCCCAAGCCGGTTTTGAAAATGTGGTGTCGGTTGGTGCTGGGGCGAACAGTCTTACAGACCTGATTGAACAGTATCGCAACTTCCTTGAACGGTTTGACAGCTTGATTATATTCTCTGATCGCGATGAAGCTGGGGGCAAAATGGATGAAGCTTTCTTTAAGGCGTTCCCTGGTAAGGCAGCTTTGATTGACAAGGCTATTATGAACGGCAAGGACGCAAACGAAGCATATCTGCGAGGCGGGGATGAGGCCATTAGAAAAATAGTTGAATCTTCTAAGGAAAGAATTGAGGGGTTCTTTGATCCGGCAGCAGACAACACCAGTTTAACGGAATTGTTTAGCCGTGGACGGTTTATCCCTACGGGGCTTCCTAGTATTGACTATGGCCTGAATGACCTTGCGCCTGGATGTGTTACGTTGATTGCAGGCCGTGCGAACGGGGGAAAATCTACACTTGTAAATCAGATTGTGGCAAACGCCATACAGAAGGATAATAAGGTTTTGCTAATCTCCGGGGAAGACGATAAGCGGATTCTATTGAACAAGATCTATAAGGCCGTCATAGGCCGGGACAAACAACTCTATGACTTAGTAAAAATCAACAAGCGATTCTATACAATTCCAAAGCCTGAGGTTAAAGACATTTTGAAGGAATGGCATAAAGACAAGCTGCACTTCTTCATGAAAGGTGAATCCGGCCTAAAGACTACTGACCAACTCTTCCAGCTTGTAGGCCGTAAGGTTCGGATGGAGCATTACAATCTTTTAGTGATTGATAATCTGATGAGCGTCTTATCCGTGGCCACTGCAGCGGAAAAATATGAATTGCAAGCTGACTTCATACAAAGGTGTTGTGATCTCGTTAAGCTCTACCATTGCCATATCATAGTTGTTTTGCACCCGAATAAAACCTTCCGGAAGGGTGACCAAATGGATTTTGAGCAGATTTCCGGAAGCTCAGATATATCCAACAAGGCTGACAATATTATTACCGTTATACGGGAATATGATGAGGAAAAAAAATCAAGAGGCGTCAACGGTTATGTGGAAGTCCTGAAAAACCGTTACTTCCATGACCTTCCGAAGGTGTCGCTTCATTACGATGAGGCCACTGGTTTACTGTTTGAATTTGACGAAGATGAAGGGCTGTCTGTTGAGTACCGGTTTGATCTAAATAAATTAGAAGAGGACAAAAACAAGGAGCCGGGTTGGTTCCAAGAAACGCTGCCCGTTAATGTGCCGTGGGAGTCTGATAGTTGTTTCGACGGTGTGGACAGCGCCCCTTCTATTAATCAGGAGTGCGGGGGTGATGCAAATGAATGAGATTGAAAACATTATCATTAACGCCAATGTAGAGGCGGCTAAATGTAGACATAGAAACGAACCTATGCGGTGGGGCCTTTATAGGAAATACAGTCATAAGTTAGATGACGAATTGGATTACATAGACGCTGATCAATGCCAAAGAGATATCGCTCATAGGAAGTTAGCCCAGGCCTTGGGGCTGTAGAAAGGAGGTGGAGAAATGAAAGAAGCTAAATTGCTGGTAGGGCCGATTTCAAGCAAGGATATCTGTGTGGATACGCTGGAAGAGAAGCTCAATGCATGGCTTGAGGTCCTGGATGAAACTAATGCCCGGATTCTTGATGTCAAATTCTCGTCAAATGCAAACGACAGTTCCGTTTGCGGCGCTGTTCTGGTTTTGTATGAGCGTGAAAAATACGAAGGTGAATCATAATTTATGGGCCGGTTCAGCCAGTGTTCCCCCATGTGGGACAAAGAGATAAGCCTGCTACGCCGGAGGTAATGGCGTAACGATTAAATAAATGGAGGTTGTGATGGAAAAAAAGCAAGCTGAAAACTTAAAAAAAGCCGAGGCGATACTACAACAGTTTCAGGTCACCTACGATGCGTTGCTACGGAGCAGTAAGAAGTCGCAGCGGGAGGGGGTGCGCGCTCTTGGGCGTACGGTGCTTACTTTGGTTGATGTATATACGGAAATTATATCCGATACCGCAGATGCATATTGCAATGTCCTGAAAATCGCAGATCGTGACCGCTCTGAGGAACGATGAAGAGAGAAAGCAAATGATGCGAGTAGTAATCTTTACAGGACTGGTATGCGCCCGAACTTATACTGTACGGGGTGTGGTGAAACACGAACCCGCAACACTTGAGCGGGATATCAATGAATTCCTGACTAATAATCCAGATATCAAACTGGTAGATATCAAGTATTTTGCGACAATGGTCCGGGAGTATGATTGCTTTGTCGGTACGGCCCTTGTTATCTATAAGGAACCGGACGCTGAGGGAACTGACCAGTAATGCGGGCGATACAGACGGCAGCAAGCCGGGAAGGGAGTGAATGTGTTGGGGTAGTTATTTGAAGGGATGTGATACTATTAAATAATCAATTTATAGTGCTATTAAGTAAGGAGTAAGTCAACATGACGGACAATGAAAAGATGGTTTTAAGAGGATATGCGGCGGTGTTCAATGTGCCTACGGCGCTGTGGGTAGATCCCGATGGGAATGCGATTTATGAGCTGATTTCCCCGAGAGCATTTGAGGGTTGTGATATGTCGAATGTGCATCTTTTGTACAATCACTCGAGTGAAGTATTTTCGGTAGCAGGAACCAGTAATGGCAGCCTGACGGTAACGCCGGATCAGTACGGTCTGAAGATCCGGGCCGAGCTTGTGAACACCACTGCCGGAAGAGATCTTTTCCACATGGTACAAACAGGACTGCTGAGTAAAATGTCTTTTGCGTTCACTGTAGCAAGTGAGAGATATGACAAGGCCACGAGAACCCGGGTCATTGAAAGATTCTCACGCCTATACGATGTTTCCGCAGTCACGCACCCAGCATACAAACAAACAAGCATCTACGCTGAGGGTTCATCTTCAGAAGAAGTTGAACTGCTGAGGCAGAAAATTAAAATGAAAGCCATGCGCTAATAAAGGAGATAAAAAATGGATACGAAAAAGTTTGCACTGACGAAACATAATTCTGGTCACTCGAGGCAATGCGTCGAGATGTACGAAAAAATATTTTCCGAGCAAGCTACGCTCAACCGGAAAAAGGCCGAGGCTGTGCAGAATGTCAAACGACTGGAATCGGAGTTACAGGAAAGTTCCAATCAGATGCTTTTTAGCCTGGGTGACGATGCTCAATCAAAGGCTATAACGGATCGCCGGAGGATCCTTCAATTCGAGCTTGAAGACCAGCGCTTGATTGCCGGTGCTGACGTGGATCGGATTATTAAACAGAAATACGAGCAGGTTGTTAGCAATGCGGATATTTCACGGGCGATTGACGAGGGTACTGCGTACTGGGCAACTATAGACGATGAGATCGACAGGCTGACGAAAGTACACGCCGATGAGGTGAAAGAGCTTAAACGCCTTAAGGAGCTTCACCCAGCGAGCCGACTGTCAGGTCTGATGACGCGATTCAGTTCTTTAGGTAGGAGGTAGAAAAGTGAAAACTGGCGATTATATTACATACGATTCAAAGGTGCACGGCAGCGGTCATGGACAGGTTGTCGATGTTGTTTCCCGGGGATCCGGCCCGGTGGTTTTGGTGGAGCCGCTCTATACGGGGAAGCGGTATAGTTCCGAAGAGAGGGAATCAATCCTCATAGAATTAAGGCCGCAGGATTGCAAGGCCGATGAAGGCGTAAATCTGTTGCTGCGAATGCGGTTTAGATAGGGAGGCAATAAATGAGCAAAATTAAAGGTCTTACAATTGCGATAAACGGCGAAACGACAGGGCTTGACAAGGCCTTGTCCGGAGTCAACAAAAAATCTCGTGACTTGCAGAGCGAACTCCGGGAAGTCGAGCGGCTACTAAAGTTGGACCCCGGCAACACGGAATTACTCGTCCAGAAACAGAAATTGCTTGCCGAAGCTGTAGCCAACACGAAAGAGAAGCTCGACACGCTAAAAACATCAGCAGAACAGGCTTATGCGCAGTTGCAAAAAGGGGAAATCTCTGAAGAGCAATTCCGGGCCTTAGAACGGGAAGTCGTTAAGACCGAGCAAGCCCTAAAGAAACTGGAAGACCAGTCAAAAGAATTTGGATCAGTCTTTGCGAGAGAACTGGAAGTGGCCGGGCAGAAGATGCAAAGCCTTGGCGACAAAATGACCGACGTTGGAAAAAATATGTCTATGAAAGTCACGGCTCCAATCGTGGCGGCTGGCGGTGCTGCGTTCAAGATGGCAGCCGACATGGAAGATGCGGTGGGAGCCACTGACCAGATTTATAAAAAGTCAGCTG